AACGGCGCCACGATGAGTCTCGCCATTTTCCCGACCCTTCCCGGCCAAGGCTGGAGCATAAAAAAGACGCCAGGCTTTTCCACTCGCGTCGCCTCCCATTCCTCGGGCCGCGAGGTGCGCACGCCGCTCTACGCCCATGCGCTCTACGCGTTCGAGCTGACGTTCGACGCCCTGGATTCATCGGGCGTCAACACGGGCTTGCAAGCCCAGTCGCTGCAAAGCCTGATGGGGTTCTGGATGTCATGCGGCGGGCAGCTCGGCACGTTTCTCTATGTCGATCCGACAGACAACACTATCACCGCCCAGACGGTCGGCACTGGCGATGGCGCGACCACAAGTTTCGTGCTGGGCCGCGCCATCGGCGGCTATTACGAGCCGGTCAGCTACGTCACCTCGATCGCCGGCGTCACCGTCGGCGGCGCCGCGACCGCGTCCTATACGCTGACCGCGCCCAATTTCCTCACCTTCGCCACGGCGCCAGCGAGCGGCGCGCCCATCGTCGCGAGTTTCTCCTACGGCTTTCAATGCCGGTTCCTCGACGACAACGCCGAATTCGAAAACTTCATGTCCGGTCTCTGGAAGATCGGCAGTCTGAAATTCCGTCAGGTACGCTGAATGAAATCCGCTCCCCCCGCGCTGATCTCCTATCTGACCGCCTTGCGTCCGACGTCCGACGCGGCCTTGCTCACCGCCGAAATCTTCACGATCTGGCTGTCGACCGGAACGGTGCTGACCTACACCGATCTGGATAGAACCGTATCGCTCAACGGCTTCACTTACCTCGCCAATTCCGTGCTGATCTCCGGCCTGAAATATCGCGCCAGCTGCGGCGTCAATGTCGACAGCCAGCAGGTGAGCCTGTTCGCCCGCACGACCGATACGATCGGCGGAATCCCGTTCCTCCAGGCAATGCAGCAGGGCCTTCTCGATGGCGCCGAAATCCAGCGCGAAAAGGTCTTCTTCAGCGATTGGAACACGCCGATCGGCTCGGTCATCCTGTTCAAGGGCCGTGTCGCGCAGATCGACTCGATCGGCCGCACCAGCGCCCAAATCACCGTCGCCTCCGACCTGGTGCTGCTCGACATCGACATGCCGCGCAACGTCTATCAGGCTGACTGTCTGCACGTGCTGTTCGACGCCCAATGCGGTCTCGCGGCGGGAACCTATTCCACCGCTGGAACGGTCGGCGCCGGTTCGACGCAGAGCGCCATTCAATGGAGCGCGGCGACGGCGGACTATCAGCAGGGCACGCTCGCCTTCACCTCTGGCGCCAATACCGGCGCGGATGTGACGATCAAGACCGCGAGAAATGGAACCCTGATCCTCGCGTATCCGCTGCCCTATACGCCGGCGACCGGCGACGCATTCGTCGCGACCTGCGGATGCGACCGCACCATGGCCACCTGCCACAGCCGCTTCAAAAATCTGAACCAGTTCCGCGGCTTCCCCTTCGTGCCGCCGCCGCAGATCATGACTGGCCCCTTGTCGTCGGTCACATCCGGAAGCGCCAAAGGCGGCAAGTAGGAGCCTAGAAAATGGAAGAAGCCCAACAGCGCGCCTCGGTTGTCGCCGAGGCGCGGAAATGGATGCTCACGCCCTATCGCCATGGCGCGGATATAAGGGCCGTCGGCGTCGATTGTGGCATGTTCATCGTCCGCGTCTTCGTCGATCTCGGCCTGACGCCGCCTTTCGATCCTCGTCCCTATCATCCCGATTGGATGATCCATCGTGACGACGAGAAATACCTGGGCTTTTTCACCCAGCGCTGTGCGCCGGTCAAAAAGCCGCGGCCCGGCGACATCGTCTTGTTCCGCTACGGCCGCAGCTATTCGCACGGCGGCATCGTCACTGAAGGCGATCCCGTCGCCATCATCCACGCCTATCACGACGCCGGCTGCGTGATCGAAGAAAGACTGAGCCAAAACCCCGCTTTGACCGATCCCAGGCGCAAGCTCGCCTATTTCTCGATCTGGCCCCAAAAACACTGAAGGCGGAACCATGGGTTTTCTCGGCGCTGGGAATGCCAACACCCAGATCACCAAATATTCCGGCTTGCAGGTGCAAACCACATCGAGCTGCGTGCCCGTGCCCATCGTCTACGGCGCCAATGTGCTGGCGCCGAATTGCTTCTGGTACGAAAATTTTAGCGCCAGTCCGCAACATGCGGGCGGCAAGGGCGGCGGCAAGAGCGGTTCGGCGACGAATTACAATTATTCCTGCTCGATCATGATGGGAATCGGCGAGGGTCCGATTTCCGGGATCGGCCAGGTCTGGCAGACCTCCAACACCACGACCACGCTGGTTGATCTTGCCCTCACCCTTTTCGCGGGAAGCTCGCCGCAGACAGTCTGGTCCTATCTCGAATCCGCGTTTCCAGCCCAGGCCCTGACTTATCCCGGCGTCGCCTTTGTCGCCAGCGCCAATTATAATCTCGGTTCATCGGCCAGCGTCGGCGACAATAATTTCGAGGTTCACGGCATTTTATACGCCACTGGCGTCAATGGCGTCGACGCCGATCCCGCGCAAGTGATTTCCGACTTCCTGATCAACCCGCAATATGGCGTCGGCTTTCCCGCCGCCTCGATCGACGCGACCGCCCTCTACGCCAATTCCGGCGACTCGTCGTACCAGACTTATTGCTGGGCCAATTATCTCGCCATCAGCCCGGCGCTCAACATGCAGGAGACCGCCTCGTCGATCCTGGTGCGCTGGCTGCAACTGACAAATTCGACGGCGGTCTGGTCCGGCGGTCTGCTGAAATTCATCCCCTATGGCGACAGCGCCGTCACCGGCGGTTCGGCGAAGGTGCAGAAAACCTGGACACCCAATCTGACGTCGGTCTACGATCTCACTGACGAAGACTTTCTTCATGTCGAGGGCGAAGACCCGGTCAAGATCACGCGCTCCGACCCCTATGCGGCCTATAATCAGCAAGCCATCGAAATCCAGGCGCGCGCGGATGCTTATAACACCGGTCCGATCGTCGCCTTCGATCAGGCGGCCATCAACCGTTTCGGACGGCGCATCGGCTCGACAATCACCGCCCATGAAATCTGCGACCTTTCGGTGGCGCAGACCTCCACGCAATTGATCCTGCAACGCGGCCTCTATATCCGCAACAGCTATAGCTTCAAACTCTCGATGGAGTTCTGTCTTCTCGATCCGATGGATCTGGTCACGCTCACCGATCCCGCGCTCGGCCTCAACCGGACCGTCGTGCGCATCACGGAGATCGATGAGGATTCCGAAGGCGCGCTGACGGTGACCGCGGAAGAATTCCCGCAAGGCGTCGCCACCGCGACCCAATATCCCAACCAGCCGAAGTCCAATGGCGCGCCCAACGCCAATGTCGCGGCGCAGCCGGTCAACGCGCCGCTGATCATCGAGCCGCCGCCCGGCCTCACCGGCAATGTCGCACAGATCTGGATTGGCGTCAGCGGTGAGAACGGAGACCCAAATTGGGGCGGTTGCATCGTCTGGGCCTCGCTCGACGGAAATTCCTATTCGCAAGTCGCCAAACTCTCCAGCCCCGCAAAGCAAGGCGTCCTTCTTTCGACGCTGCCGGGCTATACGAGATCAAATCCAGATCCCACCGATACGCTGAGCGTCGATCTGACGCAAAGCGGCGGCGTACTCTCCTCCGTGTCGATGACCGCCGCGGCAGCCGCGATGACGCTGTGCTATGTCGATGGCGAATATCTCAGCTACACGACCGCGACTCTCACCGCCGCGGACCAATATGGCCTCACAGGACTTTACCGGGGTCTCGGCGCCTCATCGGCGACGGCGCATGCGGCGGGAAGCATTTTCTGCCAGCTCGATTCCGCGATCCTGCCCTATGACCTCTCGACCGCTCAAATCGGCCAGACCGTCTATCTGAAATTCCAGAGCTTCAACATTTTTGGCGGCGGCGTTGAAGACCTCTCGACCTGCGTCGCCTACACGCACAAGATCCAAGGCCTCGGCGCAATAGGTCCCGTAACGGCGACGCTGGCGATCGGCGTGCCCATGGATTTCGGTCTGGTTAACCAACCCGTGTCGGAGAGCGACGATTTCGGCAATCTCTCGGCCCCCGTGACCACGATCATCGATCTCGGAACCGTGTCGAGCTGATCGCAGCCTTTCCATCCCATCGCCATTCCCAAGGGAAGACCCATGTCCGTTCAATTGAAACGCCGCCGCGACACGGCGTCGAATGTCGCCGCCTATACTGGCGCCCAAGGCGAATTGATCGTCGATCTGACCAATAACCGCGTCACGGTGCATGATGGCGTGACGCCAGGCGGCTGGGCGGCGGCAAAACTGTCGGAAGTATTGGCCAACACCCGGACGGCCGTTTCCGACGTCAACTACGCAGCCCAGAGTACGGACCGAACGATCGCCTATACAGCGATTACGGCGGCGCGCATTGTCTCCTTGCCGCCGGCGTCCACCTTTCCGACAGGCATGTCGCTCGGGGTATTTGACGAAAGCGGCAGTGCAAGTTCAACGAAGACGATTTCGCTGAGCGCCAACGGTTCTGATCTGGTCAACGGCGCCGGCGGCGCCGCAATCTCTTCCGCCTATGGCTACATTGTGCTGCAAAGCAACGGCGCCGCCAGCCCTAATGGAAAATGGACGATCGTCGACCAATCGGCATCGGGTCTTGCAGCCATTGGCGTCGGCACGGCGGCTGATCCGAATAATCCGTTGTCGGTTTATGGCGCTTCCGCTCTGTTCAACGGCGCCAATTTCAACGTCACGCTGAACAAGTCCGCAGCGGCGAATACCGCTTCGATTCTGTTCGAGGATGGATTTTCCGGGCGAGCACAAGTCGGCCTGGTCGGAGACGACAATCTGCACCTCAAAGTCTCCCCGAGCGGTTCGAGTTGGATCGACGCCTTGATCATCAACACAACGACCGGGCAAGCGAATTTTCCAAATGGTATCGCTTCCGGCGATGCGGTGGGGTTTCGCAACAGGCTGAGAAACCCGAGTTTTCTGATCAATCAACGCAATATTTCCGGCACGGTGACGCTCGCCGCGGGAGCCTATGGTCACGACGGTGTCAAAGGCGGCGCGAGCGGCGCGACCTATTCGTTCGCTACGTCCGGAATTGACACGATCCTGACGATCGCCGCGGGATCGCTGATCCTGCCGATTGAATCCGCAATGATTGAAGGCGGCGCCTACACGCTGTCGCAAGCCGGGACGGCTCAGGCGCGCGTCTGGCAGGGGACGGGCTATTCTGGCAGCGGCTCCTACGCCGCCTGCCCGCAAACGGTGACAGGCCTCGGCGCGGCGACGCAAACCAATGTCGAATTTGCGACCGGCACGGTCCTGCGCCCGCAGTTCGAGCCGGCGTCCGTAGCGACCGCTTTCGAGCGGCGACCGCCCGGCGTCGAACTGGCGCTGTGCCAGCGGTATTACGAAATTTTGGCAGGTGGCGGTCATTTCAATGCAACTTCTGGCGCTCCTTATTTCGGCGTGTCTTTGAGATTCGCCGTCGAGAAGAGAGCCGCGCCCACAGTGAGCCGTATATCAGATGTTTCTATCTCTGGATTCAACACCCCGTACGCACAGTTCGTGGGTACGTATGGGTTTGAAGCCATCGCGCAAATGTCGTCGGCTGCGAACAACAGTTTCTTTACGCTATTCTCGGCCACAGCGGAAATCTAACCAATGACCTATACTTACACGCTCACAAGCGCGACGCTCGCGGCCCATGCGCAGCCGGTCGCGCGCTCGGACGAGGCTTTCATCCCTGCCGATCCCGCGAACGTCGATTTCGCGGCCTATCTCGCATGGCTCGCGGCCGGCAACACGCCGACGCCCGCGCCGACCGTCGCGCCAACCGTCCCGACGCAAATTTCCCGCCGCCAGTTCTTCCAGGCGGCGGCGCAGAATGGATTGATCAGCAATGCCGAAGCTCTGGCGCTCGTTTCGTCCGGAACATTGCCTTCAAGTCTTGCCACAGCGATCTCCGCTCTCCCGGCAGCCAACCAATTCGCCGCGCAGATGGCCATTCTCGGCGATCAGATTTTCAACCGTTCTGACACTTTGATCGTCGCGCTGGGCGCCGCCATGGGCGAGACGCCCGCACAGATCGACGCGCTTTTCACGCTCGCCGCCTCGCTCTGAATCGCTGTTGGATCAGCAGCGGCCGATCAATTCTGGAGAAGATCATGGAATGGAAAAACCCCGACGGCTCAGTAACCGGGGGCGTCGTGATCGAAGACGGTTCGGGCAACAAAATCATCAGCTTTGGCGGCGGCGGCGGCGGCGCCGGGAGCAACGCCAGCGTTGGCGCGAACGGTGCGGTCGCTCCGACGAGCGCGACCGAAATCGGCTTTGTCAACCCGCTTGGCAATCTTGCCGCAGTGAGCGCGTCCAATCCCCTTCCGGTCGCCATCGCCGCTGAAAATGTCACGCTCACCGTGAGCGCGGCGACAAATTTGGTCACCAGCGACAGCGGCGTGGCGATCACCGGCGCCAATTTGCCTTCCGGCGGCGCGGGCGTCACTGGCTGGCTGTCCGCGATCTGGTCCAAATTGACGGGAACGCTGACGGTCTCCGGCTCCGTCGCCGTCACCAATCTTCCCGCGACGCAGCCCGTGAGCGCGACGGCGCTCCCACTCCCGGCTGGCGCAGCGACTGCGGTCAATCAACCGACGTTGAACGCAGACGGCGGCGCGCTGGCCCACGTTACAAACTTCCCCTCGACGCAATCCGTCTCCTGGTCAAGTCAAAGCGTAGCCCTGAGCGGAACGCTTCCAGCCTTCGCGTCGACGCCGACATTTAATCTCGGTGCATTGAACGGCGCGGCGACCGACGCGCATTTGACAAATGTGCAAAGCGCGCCAGGCGCGGCGCAAACAACGGCGATCACTGTTCAGGGGAATCCGTCCGCCATCGCCATTCCTGTTTCGCTCGCATCATTGCCGGCCTTGCCGGCGGGATCGAACGCGATCGGTTCGGTCAGCGTCTCCGCTCTTCCTGGGCTTGCCGCCGGCGCCAATCTGATCGGCGCGGTAAATCTCGACATCGGCGGCGCGACGATCAGCCAGAGCAACCCGGTCCCGACGACGGAAACTTATTCCAACATCGCCACCGGACAGGTCACCGTCGCGTCCACGGCAACCCAGATCGTCGCGGCCCGCGCCGGGCGAAAAGAAGTGACCATCGTCAACAACGCAACGACGGTCGTCTATCTTGGCGGCTCCAGTGTCACGTCCACGACGGGCTTAATGCTGGCGGGCGCCACAGGCGAGGGCATCACCATCTCCGGCGGCGCGGCGATCTACGGCATTGTCGCGACCGGCTCCGAATCCGTGTCCTTCCTTGAGGTCTATTGATGCGATTGAAACTTGCAGCCGCCGTCCTGGCGCTCGCGGCGTCGGCCGCCGACGCGCAACGGGTCGCCATCCAGCGCATGAACAATCTGGGCGGCGCACCGATGATCAGCGGCGGCGGCCATGCGTTCGGCTCGAACGGAACCTATGTCCAGCCAACATTGGTCAACAATTACGCCATCGCCGCCGGCGACTCGCGCGCCGCCAATTCCGGGGCTTTTCCCGCCTGGTCGTCGCCAACTTTCACCGTCGTGACCAATTATTCCAACGGTTACACCGGCTGGCTCTATCCCCTGTCGGGCAACAAGTTTCTGGCCGAAACCGGCTGGAACTATGGCGTCGGTTCCCAGACCACGGCGGGCATCGCCGGCCGGCTCTATTCGACCACGCAATATTGCAACGATTCCCAGGCGATCGGAGCGGCCTGTTTCTCCGACGCCAGCGCCACGCTCAACGGAACCATCAGCGCCAATCCGAGCGCACCGCTGACCATCAACCTGTCCAGCGTCAGCGGGACGCCGGCGGCCGGCGACTACATCATCATCAACGGCGCGGCCAATTTCGGCTGCCCGGTCACGAGCTACAACAGCGCGACGCCCAGCGTCACCGTTCCCGCCAATTGCATCAATGGGGCCGCCGCTTCCGGCGCGGCGGTCGCCTTCGCCCATCCGGCTCATGCCTCGGCCTTCACCACCTATGCGCCATTCCAGGCGTCGGGGACTTCGGGCGCCTCCGTCACCGACGTTGACACCAACAAGGTCAACGGCGGCGCCTATTTCGGCGGAGCCTATTCCATCGTCACCGACCCCGCGCAGATCTTGTTCCTGATCGCGGGAACCAACGACGGCAACCGCGGCTCCAGCAACACCATTTTCGACTTCCAGTCGATTTTCAACGCCTACGGCCCCTCGGGCGCGAACAAGATTGTCATCGTCGGCGACGAAATGCCGCGCGGCCTGGCGGAAGGCTATTCGCGGTCGAATGCCGCGATCAACGGCTCTCCGGAGGTCTGGACGATCCCCACCGGTTCGCCCTACACGGTCACCGTCACCAATTCGGCGAACTATTACGACACGCAACAGGTGTTTTATGCACCGTGCGGGACCACCACCAGCGGCACGCCGGCGAACACCTATTCCTGCGGTACGGGCGCCTCGGGCGTTACTTTCGCGGCCGGCGCGAGCGATGGGACCGCGCTGACGCAGGTCGCCAGCAATCCGAGCGCCGGGCAATATTCGGTCGCCAGCGGCGTCTACACGTTCAACAGCGCCGACGCCGGCAAGAAAATCGCCATCTGGTATCGGTGGACCAACAATACCGCCGGCAGCGGATCGAATTACCTCACAACGATTCACGACTGGCTGAACTCGACGCAATGCGGCTCGTGGACGGACCCGCTGTCCTCGACCACCTATTCCGGCGTGTCCGGCGCGCAATGCGCGGGATTCTATCCCTGGGTTCACGTCGCCTCGACCTGGGCGACCCTGCTCGATACGGCGACCGGGACATCGAATTACAATCTGCCCTATACGCTGGTCGATGGCCTGCACCCGACGCCCTACGGCGGCGCGCTGACGGCGAAAGCCATGCTGGCGGCGGCGAGCGCGTCCCTCACGTCGCAGCCGGGCGCGCCCTACGCCGTCGCCACCGCCAACAACACTTTCTTTAACGGAACCACCACGACATCGACGGCGGCGCAAACTTCAACGTGTCCGACGCAGAACAAGAGCTATTACATTTCATCGGTCGTTGTCGGCGGAACCGGCGGAACCGCGCTGACCTCGATCTCGGCGGCCACCGCCGCCGTCTTGTTTCCGGTCGGCGCAAAACTGTATTTTCAAAACACCAGCGTCGCGCCGGGCTCCAACGGGCTTTCGGTAACCTGTGTCGATGTGACCAACGGCCTCATCCAGATGTCGGGGGTGGCTTCGTACACCATGACCGGATCGACCTCCAATTGGGCGATGGCCCAGGCTGACGGCGTCAACCCGGCCTCGTTCATCGGCAACGGCATCTATGGGAACCAGATTTACAACTATCAGACGAACACGGCGTCGCCGCTGTCCTACACGCTGACGCCCTCGGGTTCGATGATCGGCGCGACGGTCAAGCAGGGTGTGCCCTGGGGGTGGACGTTCGCGCCCGACAGTGGTTCGACCACGGCGATTTCCAAGGGGATTCTCGGCCTTGCCTATGGCGTCGAGCAAAACCCGTTCGGCGACGGCCTGGACGATTTCGTGATCCAGTTGTCGGGCTATCCCTCGACCGGCCAGCAGGTCGTCCTGTCGCAGAACATTCAACCGACGCTCGCGGCGGCCTTCGCCGCCGGATCGGCTCAGCGCGCGATCTGTCGGGTGAAGATTTCGGCGGGGCCGAACGGCCATCTTTACGGGTTGACCGGCGTCCAGGTTAAATTCCTGGATCAAAACAACGGAACCTTCATCCCGCCCGGCCTGTCCTCGGGGTCCTATACCATCTGGTCGGCGATTCACGGCGGCGGATCGATTTCGTTCAACGATGCAAGCCTCTGGACCGGCGCGCCGGGCGTGACCTCCACCAGCCTCGGCAATGTGCTGACGCTGGATGAATTGACGCCGCAGGCGCAGGTTCAGGGCAGCTCGACGAATAACCAGTCGCAGATGAGCTTCGTCGTCACTTATGCCGCTGGCGATCCGGTTTCCGCGACCATTCGCCTGCAATCCTGTCGCGCCATGCAGGTGTCGCAATGACCTTGACTTTCAATCTCCGGGCGTCGACCAACGTCACCTTCCATTTTACGCGCGATTTCTCTAATCTGGCGGGGGTCTACGATATCGCCGCCGCCACGATTCGGATGCAGGCGCGACTCTCGCCCTTCGCACCTGATCCGCCCATTTACGAGTGGTCTTCGGTCAACGCCAATGGCGGCCGCGTATCCTTTGATTCCATCACAGGCCTTGGCGTCTTTTCGGCGCCGGAAGCGGATATGGCGCAGATGCCGCCTCATCTCGTCTATGATTGTCGCCTGGAGTTGACCAATGGCGCGATCGTTCCATTGTTCTCCGGGCGACTTGCCTTCACCCAAGGCGTCACCCGGACAGGATCCGATTCCACCTCGACCGGGGTTTCCGGTCTGGCCGACACGGTGACGGTTGATGGCGAAGGCGCCAACGCGCCGACGCCGCTTCCCCTATCGCTTTCCGCTGTGCTCATCGACGCACAGGGCTCTGCGACGGCGGCGCGGGAATCCGCCGCCGCCGCATCGCTGGCGGCGACGCAGGCGACCTCGTCGGCTGCCGTGTCATCGAGCATGATCTCCGCTCTTATTTACGGTTGACCGTCATGAAGCAGGTCCTCATTCCCGCCGCCTTCAATCCAGCGGCGAGCGCGGTCGATTTTTCCAATATCGCCGGTTTCAATCCAACCCGGCTGCTCGCCATCATCAACGCATCGGCGCGCGAAATCATTTTCGATCCCACGACCAACGGTCTCGGCCTTGCCGCCGTTTCCGGGGCGCATGTGACTCTTCAAGCCAATGTCTCAACGCAGTTGGCGACCGATCGTGTCCTCGCGTTCTACGATGACGGGCAAAGTCCGGCGACGGCGGCCAGCCAGCCAGCGTTGAGCCCGGACGGCGGCGCGTTGAGTCACGTCACCAATTTCCCGACGACCCAGGTGGTGTCGGGCGTTGTGACGGCGAATGACGGCGGCGCGGCGATCTCTGGAACGGCCATGCCGTCGGGAGGCTCTGGCCTGACGGGTTGGCTCTCGGCGATCTGGGCCAAGCTTTCGGGCACCCTGTCCGTATCCTGGACCGGTCAGAGCGTCGGCGTCGCTTCCCTGCCGGCGCTCCCCGCGGGATCAAACGTCATTGGCGCCGTGACGCAAAGTGGAGCGCCATGGTCGGTCACCGTCGGCAATACGCCAATCGTAAATCTCGGAACGCTGAACGGAGCGGCGACGGACGCCTCGTTGCAGGCCTTGAAAACGGCCTTGGGCTCGCCGTTTCAAGCAGGGGCGTCGATCGCCAACACGGTTTTTGGCGCCACGCAATCAGGCGGTTGGACGGTTTCAGTCGCCAACTTCCCATCGACCCAGAACGTCTCCGATCTCCAGAGCGCACCCTGTGCCGGCGCCGTCGCCATGACGGTCGGCGCCAGTTATGCGGCGCAACGGTCGCTGGGGGTCTTATGCACTGTCGCCGGCGCCATCCAAATTCAATTCAGCGATGCGTCAACTTTGATCTTGCCCGTTGGCGTCGGCTGGCAGACGTTCCCTTTTGCTGTAACCCAAGTGTTGGCGGCTGGAACGACCGCGACGGCGACTTACTTCAATCTTAAATGAGGCTTTGAGATGCAACACGGTTTTGGTCGCATTTTCGCTGCTGTCGTCATGGCGCTGGCCGCGTGTTCAACGGCTGGCGCCGTTCCTGTCGGCCAACCGGCGCCCTTGAGTGACGTCTCTGGCCTGAACATCACCGCGCCGGGCTCGAATGTCGGGCGAACAGCGGGCGCGCGTGCGGCGGATGAAATCAATGGTCTTGATTTTTCCACTCTTGTCGCGGCGGCGTCGCAAGCAACGGCGACGGGGAAGCCGTTGCGCCTCCCGGCGGGTTCCTATTCTTATTCGGGTGGAACGACGCTGACGATAAGATCACCTGTCATTTTCGAGCCGGGCGCGGTCCTGTCCTGCTCTGGTTCCGATGTCGCATTCGCGGGGTTGCTGTCCGCGCCGCGTTCGCAAATCTTCGCTTCAGGCTGCGCGCCGACGATCGCCAAGGTCCAGGACGCCGTTTATCCCGACTGGTGGGGCGCCGTGCCCGATGCGACCGGCGTATCGGGATTTGGAACGGATGATACCGCCGCATTCAAGGCGGCGATGGCGGTTGGCTGGAATAAAGTCAAGGTCGTTCCCGGAACTTACCGCGTCACCAGCGCGATTCCGATTGCATCGGGCACGACGATTGAGTGCGGCGGCCAGGAAAATACGTTTATCACGCTTGACGACACCAGCGGAACCTCCGACCTTTTCGGCGTCAACGTCGGAAACTCGACGCCGAGCGGCGCTACCCAGGTCTCGATACAGGGATGCAATCTCAGTCGCGCTCAGCAGGCGACCGCTGGCGCTCTTATTCATCTTCAGGCCACATACCTGATCAGGATGCGGGACAACAAGATCGGATCAACGTCTAACACTTTCACCTGGGACGGCGTTCGCGTCGATTGTGGTCCCACCAGCGCCGGAAATGTCCTCGAATTATATTTCGAGGGAAATGCGGTCAGCGCCAAGCATGATGATGTGAACTTCCAATGCGCGGGCGGTTCCACGGCGACTGTCGCGGACGTATTTTTCGAGAAGCGCAATTATCTCGCGAACGCCACAAACGCAGCGATTGAAGCCGCGGGCGATGTTGGCTGGATTCATTTTGACCAAACCGACTTCGATCAAAATTCCGGGACGGCGATGCTCGTCAATGGGTCTGGCGGCGCTGGCAATCCGGCTTTCTGGAGCATCCACGACAGTCATTTCGAGGGGAACGGGTCGGACATCAACTGGACCGGCGTCACCCTTTCCATCGTTACGGGAAATGATTTTCTGAGCAGCGGCGCGGGCGCCGGCATCACCTGCACAAGTTGCAACCAGATCGTCACAGGGAATAATCAATACACCGTC